CGCGGATCGTCGAGGCGAAGGCGAAGCACAACAAGGTCATCACCGCGCCGACGCCGTACGAGATCCGGCAGCTCGCCTGGCAGATGTTCGTGCTCCCCGAGTTCGACGGAGCCGACTGGGTCTGGGTCGAACTCGTCCGCAACCCCAACACCGGCGAGTGGGTGATGCGCCGCGACCCTCAGACCCTCGTCTTCGACCGCGACCACCCGCAGATCCTCGCCGCCACGCAGCTGATCGTCCCGATCGCTGAGCAAGTCCTCGCCGCCCTCGACGCGGCCCCCGTCCTCGAAGGAGCACCTTTCTGATGTCCACCTCTGTCGTCGCGTACGATTCCGCGACCCTCACCGAACGCCAGTCCTACGCGACCACCCTCGCCGCTGGCGGCGACCTCATCCCGAAGGGGTTGCACTCGATCACCCGCCGCCCCGACGGCAGCGCCGGTCCGGCCGTCCCCAGCCCCGGGAAGGTGCTCCTCGTGATGGAGACGGGCGCGATGCTCGGCCTTCACCCGATCGCCGCGCTGCAGGGCGTCCACATCATCGAGGGCAAGGCGACGCTCTCCCCGGCGCTGATGTCCGCCGTCGTCCGGAAGGCGGGCCACCGGCTCCGGGTGAGCACCGAGGGCAACGTGAAGGATGGGTCGTTCATCGCCACCGCCGAACTCGTCCGTCTCGACGACCCCGACTTCACCTACCGCGCATCCTGGACCGTCGATCGCGCCACCCGTGCGGGTCTCGCGTCGAAGGACGTGTGGAAGAAGTACCCGGAGGCCATGTGCAAGGCGCGGGCGATCTCCGAGGTTTGCCGCGAGGGCGCCGAGGATGCGCTGATGGGTGTCCACTACACGCCCGAGGAGCTGTCCGCCGACGTATCGGAGGGCGGCGAGGCTGTCGGCATCCCCGTCGCTGAGCCTGACCCGGAACCGTCCGAGGACTGGGCGGCTGCCTTCGCCGACGCGACCACGCGCGCTGAGCTCGACGCGGTCGCCGCGCGCCTCGCCGAGAAGGGTGAGGGCACCGACAAGCTCCGGGCCGCGTTCATGGCACGCGCCGGGGTCCTGGCCCGCGAGGAAGAGACGGTCGACGCCGAAGTGGTCGAAGACGAGACCCCGGCCGAGGCTGCCCCCGAGATGACCCCGGAGGAGTTCGAGGCCGCTGAGGCCGCCCGCTTCGACGCACAGCACGAAGTGGAGGGCGATCGTGACTGACATCGTCGACGGCGCGACCGGAGAGCTGCGCCTCTCCCCCGCCGAACTCGCCGTGCGCGAGATGCTCGCGATCCCTTCCGGGCTCTACGGCGCCCCGATCACCCCGGCGACGATCGACCAGCAGGTGCAGGAGATCGCCGACCTGATCGAGCACATCGCGCAGGTCATCGTCATCCTCTACGAGGACCGCCACCGCGCCGAGGAAGCGTACGAGGGTCGGTTCTCCGACCTGATGGTCATGCACGCCTCGGAGGGTGCGCAGCTGGCCCGCCAGTTCGCGACTTCGAAGACGCGCGAGGAGCGACACCAGCTGAACCTCGCGAAGGAGAAGCTCCGCTACGCCGAGGAGATGCAGAAGGCGGTCCAGAACCGCAGCTTCGGCCTCATGAACATCGGCAAGCGGATTTCCACCGCGTTCGGGATGGGGCAGCGATGACCCTCATCGAGATCCCCACCCCGGCGCGCGCGGCCGGTCGCCGTCGGGTGCCGTGGTACCGCATCCAGATCACCGCCCGGTGCTGGCTGTGGACCGGCCCCGTCCACAAGGGCTACGGGAAGTCGGGCGGCACGACCGCGCACCGGCACGTCTGGCTCGCCCTCGGCCGCAACATCCCGAAGGGCCTCGAGCTCGACCACCTCTGCCGGGTGCCGCTGTGCGTCAACCCGGACCACCTCGAGCCGGTCACCCGCGCCGAGAACGCCCGCCGCCGGGCGCTCGCGCTCGTGACGTGCATCAACGGGCATGACTACACGCCCGAGAACACCTACACCCGCCCTGACGGGAATCGCGACTGCCGGACATGCATCCGAGTACGTGGCGCGAAGTACCGCCGGGGCCTCCAGATCGGAAAGGCAGCATGACCCCGCAGCTCACCGCCGTCGACCACTTCGCGGGAACGGGTTGGGGCGTCGCCGCCCGCTGGCTCGGCATCCGCGAGTACGGCGTCGAGATCATGCCCGAAGCAATCCGCACGCGTCGCGCCGTCGGATTCCGCACCATCTACCGCGATGTCTGGTCTGGCCTGCTGCATGCCTGGCTCGTGCCGTTCCACGACCTCTACATCGCGTCGCCGCCGTGCCAAACGTTCTCAGTCGCAGGACGCGGGACGGGGCGGAAGGCACTCGACCTGGTGCTGATGCTCATCGCCTCCGGCGCGTGGAAGGACCCTGCGAAGCTTCGCGCCGCGGGTGCTGACCTCGGCGACGACCGGACCGCGCTGGTGCTCACGCCCCTCGCTCACATCTGGGCGCACCGGCCGCGGCTCGTGGCGCTCGAGCAAGTTCCGACCGTGTTGCCGGTGTGGGAGGCGATGGCCGAGGTGCTCCGCGAGCTCGGCTACTCGGTATGGACGGGGAACCTACAGGCCGAGCAGTACGGCGTGCCGCAGACCCGCAAGCGGGCGATCCTTATGGCGCGGCTCGACGGATCTGTCGCGCCGCCCGTACCGACTCATTCGCGCTACTACTCGCGCGATCCGAAGCGACTCGACGAGGGCGTCCTCCCGTGGGTGTCGATGGCCGAGGCTCTCGGGTGGGGCATGACCGCCCGCCCCTACCCGACGATCGCGACGGGCACCGAGTCGGGAGGCACGGACCCGGCCGCACTCGGCGGCTCCGGGGCTCGGAAGAATGTGTACGCCGAGCGTGCCGCGGGACGGTGGGCGCCGTCGGGCGACGTCGACAATGACAGGGACGGCGGCATCTTGCGCCTGCAAGCCGCTGACGCCTCGACGTTGCAGACATTCCCCTGGGGGTTCACTGACCGACCGGCGATGACGGTGCACGGGCACGGGCTGCTCACTCGTGGCCCTTCCGGTCAGAAGCAGGCGATCGCCGCAGGACTCGAAGCAGGCACTTTCATCCCGCGACCGCCGCACACGCTCGAGAGCGCTCGCAAGGGAGGCGACCAGCGCGACGACTATCTCTCGCTCAGTGACCGCTACGAGCCTGACGCCGTGAACTTCACGGTGGAGGAAGCCGCCGTCCTGCAGTCATACCCGACCGCATTTCTTGGTGCAGGTGGCGGGGCGCAGGAGCGCATCGGTCAGAAGCCGCGCGCGATCGAAGAACCCGCGCACACGATCACAGGGGCACGCTCGGCGGCATTCCTCGATCGAGGTGAATGGCGGCAGGCGGATGACGGCGAGCTCGCAGAGCTGCAGTCGTTTCCGATGCCGTTCCCATTCAAGGGGACTCGCGGCAAGCAGTTCCTGCAGATCGGCAACGCCGTCCCGCCGCTGCTCGCCTACGCGATCCTCAGCGCGCTCGTGGCGCCCGCCAGCGCCACGGCCGCCAATGAGCCGGTCTCCGAGTGGAACCAGATGTTTGCGGAGGTGTCCCGGTGAGCATCGTCGGCGAGGCGTTCGACGCGTGGCGGGAGTGCCGCGCCGAGTACGACGACACCCTCTACGCGCTGTACGAGGCGGCGGAGGAAGCCACGAAGGGCGCGATGCTGAACGCTCGCGGCCGGGCGAAGGGCATCGATCCGTTCTCGCTGTTCATGGGGACGGAGACGCGCGCTCTCGCGTACGCCTCGGAGGAACTCGTCGAGCACTGGGAGTCGCACCCGCGGGTCACGTTCGCGATGTTCGAGAAGCAGTGGGCGGCGCAGCGCGAGGCTGAGCTGATCGAGGCGGGATCGTGAGCGCGGTGCTGGAGGCGAACATCGCCCGGGCGCTGTCGGCTGTCGAGGAGAAGACCTGGGAGCCGAACTGTGAGGTGACGCTCGAGCGGCTGCGCATCGTCGACATGATGCACGAGGACTGGCCCCGGTGTCGCCTGTGCGGTCAGACGGTCAACCGTCTCGACGCCGCCGGTCTGTGCTCGAAGACCTCCGCGTCTCACCAGGAGCGCCGGGGACTGCCCGTGCCGAAGAAGAAGGCCGGGGCGCAGTCGTGAAGAACCTTCCACCGGGCGCCGCCCCGGACACGCTGCCGCGCGAGAAGCGGACAGCCTGCAAGACCGACTGCTGCTGGACCCCGTACATGTGCGCCAAGAGGCGCGCGTGCCAATGCCACCGAGAGGAGAAGCGATGAACCGCCGTAAGGGCAAGAACCACCCGCCCGTCGACATGAAGCACGACGTCATCGCCCGTGATGGCGGCTTCTGCCTGCTCGCGCTCCCTGGGTGTGCGGGCGAGGCGACGACGACCGATCACCGCGCGAACCGTGGCTCGGGTGGTTCCCGCGTCCTGAATGACCCGCGGTGTCTCGTCGCTGCGTGCTGGGCGTGCAACGGCGCGAAGGCCGACGCCGGGTCGCTCGTGCTCATGGAGCTCGAGGAGCGCGGCCTGTACGTGCGGAAGGACTCGACGAACGAGAAGACCCTGCAGCGGTGCATCGAGACGCCGGTGGAGTACCTCGACGGCGAGCAGCACTATCTCGTCTCCGCGACAGAGCGGCGACACATCAGCGAAGGGAGGCCCTGACCATGACGTGGTTCAAGGTCAGCGACGGCTTCTACACGTCGAAGAAGGTGCTCAGCATTCCCCGGACCTGCCGCCTCGCAGCGGTCGGCCTGTGGGCCATGGCGGGCAACTGGTCAGGCCGCGAATTGACCGATGGACGGGTGCCGAGCTTTGTCCTCGCCGAGCTCGGGGCGACGCCGAGGCTCCGCCGCGCGTTGATCGACGCTCGACTGTGGATCGACCACGGCTCGGACGGTATCGAGTTCCACTCGTGGGCCGATTACCAGCCGACGCGTGCCGAGGTCGAGGCGGATCGCGCGAAAGCCGCAGAAAGGCAGCGCACATGGCGTCAACGACACAAAGGCGAGACGCGTGACGACGGCGTTAGTAACGGCGTGACAGACGGTGTGACTAACGGCGTGAGTGCGGGTGCCCCGACCCGACCCGACCCGACCCGACCCGACCTCCCCTCTACTCCCGTAGAGGGGACGCGCGAAGCGCTCTCCCCCTTCTGCTCGAAACACCCCACAGGCACCGATGAGCCGTGCCGCGCGTGCGGAACGGCGCGCAAGGCGTACGAGGTCGCGGAGAAGGCGGAGCGCTCGAAGCCGTCGCCGACACCGTTCACGGTGATGCCGGGGACGATCTGCTTCGACGGCCTACACACACTGCTCTCCGACGGCACGTGCACCCGCTGCGAGTACCGGGCGGAGGTCGCCTGATGGACGGCTACCTGCCCGTGCGAGTGAACGTTCCGATCGCCGACTACCGCCGCCTGAACGCCGAGGCCGATGCTCGCGGCATCACGGTCGCCGAGCGGATCGCGCAGCTGGTCACCGTCGAACCGAAGCCACAGCCGATCCCGATCACCCGCCGCCGGCGTCCCGGCGCCGGCCGACCGTCCGCGTACACCTCGCTCGCGGGCGAGGAGATCACGGCTGGACGCCGGTTCGGGAAGTCGTGGGCCGAGATCGGCCGACAGCTCGGCATTGACGGCCACACGGCCCGCAACTGGGCCGAGAAGTACGAGAACGAAGTCAGAGAACAGAACGCGCGAGACCGCGCAGAGAGAAGGGCATCATGACCGCCACCGAGAACTACCACCACGTCAACCTCATCATCGACCAGGGCGAGCTGCACCGCTCGTTCACGTGCACCGCGCCCGAGGACGCGCCGTGCCGTCGCCGTCCCCCTGAGCCAGAGGAGCGCGAGAGCTGGACGGCAGAGGAGGCGACCGTTCCCGGCGCCGCCTGCTGGGCGGTCGAGTGGGTCGAGGCCGTCGGCATCGAGGACTCGCTCCGCGGCTACCCGGACCGGGTTCTCGCCAGCGTGCCGGTCACAATCAGCTACGACGAAGGCGTGGAGATCGAACCGGTCGCCCTCGCTGACGGCGAGGTGGCGAGCTGATGGCTGGCGAGACCGTGATCACCGTAGTCGGCAACCTGACCGCCGACCCCGAGCTGCGGTACACGCAGAACGGCCTCCCCGTGGCTAACTTCACGATTGCCAGCACTCCTCGGAACTTCGACCGGGCCGCGAACGAGTGGAAGGACGGCGAGGCGCTGTTCCTCCGGGCGAGCGTCTGGCGCGAGTTCGCCGAGCACGTCGCCGGGTCGCTCACGAAGGGCATGCGCGTCATGGCGCAGGGCCGCCTCCGCCAGCGGGCGTACCAGGACCGCGAGGGCAACCAGCGCACCGCGATTGAGCTCGAGGTCGACGAGATCGGCCCCTCGCTCCGGTACGCGACCGCACAGGTCACCCGCGCCGCGGCAGCCGGGGGCGCTCAGCGCTCGAACGCGACCCCGGCGGCATCGGAGGAGCCGTGGGCCACTCCGAGCGCTCACGCGAGCGCTGGCGA